CGGCCTTTTGTGCTTTGGTTGGCTTTGCCATAGCTGACCCCCTTGGCTAAAAGTGTCTCATAGATGGCTGACTGTCTTTCGACTAAAATCTCTTGTGTCGCCTCTAATTTATCAATGCGTGAGGACAAGGTAGAGCCAATCTCATTGACGAATTGGCGAACCATCCATCTCAGGGCTGTCAGGAAACTGGCCGCAATAGCAACCATCCCGGCAAGTACACCGCCCCATTCCGCAGGACTCATTTGGAAGGCTTGGCATATCCAAACACGCCTGCAACGACAGCGAAGAGAACAGCCCGGTAATCGAGATCAAAGTTAGATGAAGCCCATGCAGCCAAGAAACCGCCAAGAGCCATAAGTGCAGGGTGTTTTAGATAATCAGACAAGGTCGCCTCCTAGTAGTGGTACGTTAAAGAATCGGCCGTCTTTGTCGCCAGCCTTGGTAAAACTTATGTGCATGTGTGCCCGGTGTGGATTAGAGCCACGGTACTTACGCCATCTCCAGTTGAGTATTCGAGAGCAAATTCGTCCATCGAAAATGATGTAGGAGATCCGCTTATCGCCTCGCTTGGCATGTATTCGTAACTGATCTGCCAAGTCATGCATTTGCTCGCCGACTCCCAGCTGAATAGAAACATCCAAGGCACGAACCCAGCCCTCAGCGTCCGGAATGTGGTCAGAGTTAGGATTGTCGCGATAGTGCCGGGCATCGGCAACCCATCCGTCTGGCCTTCGACGGTCAGGAAACGAGTCATCAAGCTGTTCCCTTAATTGGATGCCAGCCTTACATAACCGGGGTGTGGGTTTCGTCATCACACTCCCATCGGCAAGTTTCTTCATTCAAAACTGCGACATCATGGCATTTTGGAGCAATAAAGGCATCACGATCGGCATCATAGGTGAATCCAATGCCAGCGTAATTTTTTCTTATGTTGCCGTTGTATGAAGTCCTTTTAACAGTGTATGGCGTTCCCTGAGCGTAATAGGTTTCAGTATCAAGGCCGTCAATAAGTTTTTTTTCGTCTTTGCCAACAATAACCGCAACAACAATGTTGTTATCGTCTAAGTATGCGTAGTGTGCCATTATGCCCAACTTACCGTGTCCGATATACCTGCGGCAGTAATTTTTGAATACTTAAAGGATCCAACGGTTGTTGTTGTTTGAGTAACTCCACCGCTAAAAGTAGCTGTAAAACTCGATGGGTATTTCAAAATAATAACACCAGATCCACCAGATCGACCTGTTGCATTTGCACTTGATCCACCACCGCCACCACCGGTGTTAGCATCGCCATTTTGGCCAACATCACTTCCAGAAGATCCCGATGCACCATTTCCACCGCCACCAAGGCCACCAGTTCCACCTGTTCCTGATCCAGCAAGGCCGTAAATTCCACCACCACCGCCGCCTGCTAGGTAATAATTGCCGCTTGAAAGTTCACCGGTTTGTGCATCATTTGTGATTGAATTGTAACGACCTACACCGCCATTACCAGCGACAGAACTTGATTGATTGTTTTGTCCGACAGCTCCAGCACCACCGCCGCCTGCTCCAGAATAAGGTGTTCCGTCATATCCATCTTGTCCACCGTCATAACCTTGGCCAGATGTTCCTGTTCCATACTTAGCTACACCGGAAGAATAAGAGGCTCCACCACCAGAACCACCTGAAAGATTTGTATCAGTTCCACCGCCAGATGCTTCTGCACCTGAACCACCACCACCACCACCTAAGGCAGTAAATGTGTTAAAAACGCTATTTGATCCTTTGGTTCGGCCAGCATTTGAGCCACTGTAGGAAGTAGTTGCACCGGATCCACCGGCACCTACTGTAACTTGATAGGCAACTGATTTTGATGCTTCAAAAGCGACCGAATCTAAACTTGTTAGAAAACCGCCTGCACCAGAACCGCCTGCCGCCGCTCCACCTCCGCCGGCCACAACAACATAATTAACCGTAACGGTTTGTGGCACCGTCGGACCAAAAACACCAACAGTTATGTTGCCAATCATTAGGCAACTGCCCCCACTACTGTCCAAGCATTTGCTGCTGTTTTGATTGCTGTTGCCGCTTTGTATTGTCCAACCTTAGGAGATGCGCTTGTTGCGCCAGCGGAAGTAACTGTCGTTGTTCCTGGTGTCGTCGCTGAAACTGTAGTATCGGCTGTGCCGGTGTTAAGGACTGTGATGGCTGTGCCTACCGGGAAATCATAAGTGGCATCAGTTGGAATAGAGACAGTCTTGGCCGATGCGTTGGTTGTGATGACGAGGACTTGATATTGGTCGGTCGAGGCTAAAGTGTAAGTGGTGCCTGACTGAGTGTTGATGGTGAATTGCACCAACTCGTTAAACATTGCCGCCGAAAGGACATCGCCTGTGCTTGCTGGGAATCCTGTTGCCATCTGTGTCTCCTAAAGGGTGCTAACTCCCAGTTTACCATAGGTGGAATTACCTATGATGAAACCGGTGATAAGTGGATCGCTGGTGGTAAAGGTGGTGAGCCAGCTTCGAGGGGTGATTTGATGTTGTACCCCTACCAGCTGCAGATTCTTGGTGAGGGTTGAACCGCCGGGTTGGTCATTGCTGATTTGAACGGTGGAAAGGAAGTCAAGGCCAAGAGCCGCTTCGATGCCAGCCGTGTAGTTCGGTGTGGTCAGATCGAGGATCATGGCATCAATGCGGATGTCTGTGGTCTTTCGATTGTTCACATAGGTTGTGGCTAGGTCTAAGACTTCGGCATCAGACTCTTGAAGCAAATCCTCGCGTGTGATGGTGTGAGGAAAATAGGTGTCAATCGAGTCTTGATCGAAGTAGGTCTGCATAGTGCCACCAACTCGCTTGAAGTTAGCGACATTGAAAATAAGCTTGTCATCGAAGGATAGGCGCAGGTCTTTGTAACCAATGCCGGTAGATTGGTTGAACACAGTCGGTGTCTGGCCAAGGCTTTGGATGGCATCGGTACGCTGGCGAAAGACCACTTTGCCATCGGCAGACATGTAGATAGCACCGTACTCGGTGAACTCGACGGTTTGGATGGCTTCAAGGACTGATCGAAGATTGCCCGGATCTGCTTGCACTGTGATGGTTCCGGTGTCGAGACTACGCTGGCTGGTAGGGAATCCGATGGTGTCTAAGATATCTGCAATGCGCTCGCCCGTGGTTTGTCCGGCTGAGGCACCAGTAACGGTGGCTACGGTGGATTGGTTAAAGAGCGAAAAGGCATCCACGGCCTTGATGTCTATGTAACCAATCTCCTCATTCTTAGGGTAAGAATAGGCATAGGCGATTGTGTAACCGGCAAATAGCGGATAGTCCACCCCTTGGTACTCACCAACTATGACGAGCTTCCTGAGAGGCTGCAATTTGCCAAAGAATGGTGACGATGAGTTTTGAGGGTTCCAGTCGCCATTAGGATCGAGGACTCGGATGGAGCAAGTGCCGGTGTTGAACTTGTCTTGATTAAGGTCACGGCCTCGCTTGATGTTGATGGCTGTAGTTTGGCTGGTTAAATCAACGACATCTTGAACTGCTCCACCACCACCCATGACACCGATTCCAAGTTGGCTAATACCAATCTGAAAGGGTGGGTCAAAGTTCGGGCCGCTTGAGAAGTCAAAGCTGACCGTGAGAGTGATGGGGTAGCTCACAGAGCAACCCTAGCCGTGGTTGAGTACCATCCGGTCGAGAATCCTGATCGGCTTGCTTCGACGATAGTGTCCACAACCTTTTGCTTGGTATCGTCGCTGAGGTCGCCGGTGCCTTGAACTGTGACGTTGATGGTTGGTGCCATAACTCCAGAGCCACGGCCAAAGGCATCGAACAAGTCCTCTTGAGTAATGCTTGGCGGAATGTAGCCCGACTGACCTTGAGGCACAAAGCTCGGTGGAATGATAGGGCTTTGAGTAACTGCGCCACCGGGTGCCGATGGTGCTACTTGAACGCCAAGGCTACCTAGGCTCTTGTTAATCGCCTCAAGGCTATCGAGCCATTCTTGGAAAGGGTTGGCTGGTTTGAACTGTGCTAGGCGTGCCAATTCATCCTGTGAGTCGGATAACTTCTTGGCTAGTTTCTCAGCCTGATCCGCATTTTCTAGTACCAAAGCCTTCTTAAGCTTGAGTCGAAGAATCTCATTCTCGTCTAGTTCGGCATTCTTCAAAGCCGCATCAAGGCTAATCAATTCATCGTCAAATAGTTTGCCGGCTTTGGTGAGTTTGTTTGATTCGGCTTGAGCCTTGTTTTGCTTGAGCTTTTCAGCTGTAATCTTTTTCTCAGTTACAAGGTTGCGAGATCGAAGCATTCCTTGTTCTTTTGAGTTGGCTCTGGCAATGGCATCGGACTTGGCCTGTGCTTTTGCCGTACTTGTTGCACCAATGCGCTGTAACGCATTTAATCCGCGTATACCCCCGGGTACTCCCGGCAATAAAGTGCTAATTACACTTTGAGCAAAACTTGATCCAGTTGAATCACCGAAGGTTGGTATTTTCTTATATAAAGAAACAATCGAAGCAAGGCCAACCGAAACATTGCCTACATAGGTCGCCATATCCTCAAAGCTCTTGGCAAGGGCTGGCACACCTTGATCTTCGTCTAACAATAATTCAACGGACTTAACCAGCTTTTCGCCTAGGATTTCTTGAGCATCGCCAGCGGCGGCCGAAAGGACTGCTAATTGACCGGCATAGGTACCAGCGGCTCGTGCCGCTTGGCCTGAGAATCGGTCAGTAAGTTCCTCGGTGATTTGATTGAATGACTTGGTTGTAAGGTCTGCCTTGCTCAAGCCGATGTTGAGGCGTGTAAGGCTGGTGTTGGTTCCTAGGTAAGCACGGCCTAAGGCTTGAGTGACCGAGCTGAGAGACTTGCCGGTGCCGGCCGCGATGTCTAGGGATAGGGCTAAAAGCTCTTGAGAGATTGCTAGATCTTTGGTGCTGGTAACAAGCTGTTGAAGGGCTGGCCTGAGTTCGCCATCTGCCACACCGGTCGCGTATTGAAGCTCCCTGATGTATTTCTCGACTGGTCGAACATCATAGGCAAGGCCAAGGTTAGATAGGTTGGTGGCAAGGGCTTGTACTGCCTTATCTTCTTCAACAAATGCCTTAATCGAGGCTTTGCTGAATTGAGTAATCTTACGAACGCTGAGGGCAGTCCCTAGGGTTACAGCAAGTCGCTTAAAGCTCTTTTCAAGAATGCCTGTTTGTTTCTCAGCATCCTTAAAACCTTTGCTTTGAAACTGAGAAATAAGGTTTACAAAAATATTACTCATGGCGTTCTCGCTTCGAACATTCTTTTCGCTTTATCTAGAGCAATCATAATGGCATCTACGGCTTTACCTTGGTCTTTTTCTACAGCCGCAAAAATCAATCGACCTCGTTGTTTTGGCCCCTTGCCTACCTGCTTTAAATCGCCATAAGCCTGAGCAATCTCTTGAATGAATTGGCGACCAGCATTTGGATTATTGGACTTGCTTTCAGGATCACCGTAAGGGTGTTTTCTGCCAGCCGTTTCAACGATTGCGCCAATGGCTGACTTATTGAGCAATGTGTAAAGGCTGGACCAGCCGGATCGATTGCGTTTTTGTTTTCCAATAGAATATGTTAGACCTTTTCGGATAACAGAAGAATTATAAACCGGAAACGCTCTCGATCGGTTTGTCCTACTAACTCTTTCAACGCCGGTGTCCATTGCTCCAGAAAAAATAGAATTAGGAACATTTGACTTAGCTTCATTGACTAAGCCTTTGAGGACCGGAGTTACGTCGCTATTTAGGGCCTTATATAAATCAGGGTCATATTTGCGAAGGGCACTACGAAATTCTACGATGCCTTTTACCGCTACTGGCATTTGTCGCCACCCTCGCCTTCTCTTTCAAATAAGCGAGAGTTGCCCGGAAGATTCTCTCATCCATGGCCAGCCACTCGCTCGCCGGGATTCCTGTCTCTATCTGCAGTTGTGCTATCAGATAAGTGATGGAATCCTTATCTATTTTGGGTCTGAGTCCTCGACGACATCAACGCTTTCAAGTGTGGACACGAACTCCACACCAAAAGGCTTGACGACTTTACCTGATCGCCTAAGGGCTTCCCAAGCTAGCCAATAGAGGTCGCTCTGTTGCTCACGCTCACGAAAGGCTTTGTGAAAGCCGATTTTATGATGTTGCTCGAAAGCGAACTCTATGGCTGGCGTTATCTTTTGTTCAATTGTCTCACCATCGGTGAGGGTAATCTTGAGGCTCGCCATTGTAACTCCTTAGAAGGTTCCTGTGTCTGCAACAGTTACCGCGCTATTTACGGTGAATGTTACATCCTGTGTGCTGAGATCACCGGTTGCGCCATTGATTGGCGTGAGGTTATTTACCAAGATGTCAAAGGTATAAAGCTTGTTGCCATCGGCAACTGCTGAACCAGCATCCTGAATCATTGCAACCGCGACAGTTGTACCGTAGCCGGTTAGCAACGAATCAAGAATCTCGGATGTTGCAGGATCGTTGAGGAATGAAAGGGTAAGGGTTGCAGTCTCAAGACCCTTAACATACTGGCGAGCTGTGTCGCCCATTGCAGTAACTTCAAGTTCCTCGAATGCCATATTGAGAGTTGCGGCGGTGACGAGATCGCTGAAATCCACAGTTCCGATCTTGACCCCAACCTTGTTATTCAGCGTGATCGCCATGTGCTTCTTCTTTCTTCTTTGGTTTTGGTGCTGGTTTTGGTTTCTCGATCTGGCCTATTTTGACCAGAAATCTAGTGCGCTTGTCCATGTTTAACTCCAACTCGATAGGATCGAGACTCGTACATCACACGCCAAAAAGTCGCCAGATGCGGCGTTCATGATTGCCGGTGATGAGACTTCACCAATGGTGTATTTTACCGAAGATGCGGCGAGCTTTGAGTAAAGCTCCAAGATGTAATCTTCCATGCCGTTGAGGTTGCCTTGGTTATCGAAGGCTGGCTTGATGAGGGTAATCTTGAAATGCGCCATAGGTGCCACGGTGATGTAGTGGTCATTGCTTGGCGTGATGTAAGGATCATCCGGGCTTATCACACAGCTGTTGGCAATCGGTGTGGCCGGTGGAAAGGAGAACACAGACCACACCGATGCGCTGGTGAGCGCACTCGCCAGCGTTCCTCGTAGGGTAGTGATCGCGCTCATCCTACGAGTCCACCGGGATGTAAGTAATCTGCGATTAGGCCGCGAACGCGAGCCATGAGGGTATTGCCCATGCGATAAGGCGAGGGTTGAAAGTCAGGTGAGATGCCACCGGTTGCGCTCATTTGTCTGGCCTGAAAAATGTCCACGGCAATCATCATGGCCGCTTCTCTTACTTGAGGAAGCGTTGCGTAATCAATACCAGTATCACCATAAACGCGACCAAATGGCGCGATGTTATGAAAAGGCCGTGTAGTTATTTGAGCTTTAACGAATTCGATGTAATGCTCGCCATTATTATAGACATTTGTGATGGTGTGAGAGCCGTTAAAGTGTGCTCGGACATTCTCAACCGTGACGACATCTCCAACAACGAACTGCTGGCGGTTATCGGCAATGTAGATGCGCCCGGTTGTTCCTGATGCGCTGATTGCGTAGATGGTTTGCTCATTGAACCAAAGCTTCTCTTTAAGTAGGTTTTCGGCCGCTTGGCAAACTTCTTCAACGACTGCGTCTGCATAGAGGGTTCCAATGCCAAGGTTGGTGCGTAATTCTGCAACCGTTACATAAGTCGCTGGCATTTCAATCCTCTCTGTTTAGGGTGAGGGGCAGGCGAGCCGTCTGCCCCTCACATTTATTTCAGTCCTATCAGGACTTGTTGAACCAGTTAGCTCCTGCTGCTAGCTTGGTCGCGAGTGCGCCATAGCCGTAAAGAAGGATGTCGACGGTTCCATCGCTGTTGACATTGGTGCGGAGTTGCTGACGGCCACTCTCATACCATGTGTAAGCATCTGGGTTCACGACTACCATTGAGTAGTCATCGGTGTTGTCTCCACCTGCACCAACAATGTAGCGCGAGACTCGAAGGTTCAAGCCTGCAACTGTGCCGGAAACTGCATCTGGGCGAAGTGCGCCAGCTGCGTTTTGTGGGTTGCTTGCGATGTAGATTGGACGACCTTGATCGTTGTAGCCCATGATGTTTGCCCATTGCTCTGGTGTAACAACAATGGAGCGAGCAAAGCCGAGGCTTGCAGAGTAGATTGCTGCTGCTGCGCTTGAGACATAAGCAAGAAGTCCGGTTGAAGAGTTTGCTTGTCCGGTTGCGTTAAGTGCGCCTGCGTTTGCAATTTCACCGGTGACATACTGCTCGGTGTCCTTTGCATAAGCGAATTCGAGCTGGCGAAGTGCCTCATCCAAGAATGCTGGATTTGACTGGTCAATGAGTTCGAGTGTCGAAATCATGCGACCTTTGAAAGACTTCTTGGTAACTACCAAGTAGGAAGCGGTCAACTGTGAATCAGCAATTGCTTGATTTTCGTCAATCTGATCTACCGTGGGCACACCCGAAATCTTTGGAATTTCGAAGGTTTTTCCAAAAGCCGGCATTGTACCGCGGCTGATCGAATCAATAAGTGGTCGATCTGCATTGCTGAGGAAGTTTAGAACCTCGGTTGATTGTGGTGTTGGGATCATGCCAGGAGCAGTCGTTGTCTCGTTGTCTGCTGCCTTGATCCAAACCTTTGCGTCCTCATCATCAAGGACGGAAGCCTTGAGGAAGTTAGCAAGGTAATTGCGCTTTGTTATTTCAATGCGTGGCTTGGTGTATGCCATCGCGGTTACTGTAGGACGAGAGGCTTCTACCGCGGGAGCAACTTCCGCCTCAGGTGCTACGACTTCTGGGGTGTTCTCCACAGGAGCCTCGCTTTCGTTGTTAGGTTGTTCAACTTCAACTTCCTCGGATTCGGAAGCTGCGACCTCTAGTACCTCAGCCGACTTAAAAGCCGGATTAGATACCAGAGAAACTTCTTCAAGCCTTGCGCTCAAGACTTCAAGGACATTGCCGACCTGTCGGCTGTCCAGTACTTCGACACCTACTGAGAGTCCAGAGCGAAGATCTTCGCTTGCCTCAATCAGCGCATCATTACCGCGTGTAGTTGCGGAAACCTTGAAAGTTGCGTAAAGGGCATCTTCTTCGGCCGTGATTGCTTGAGCGCGACCAAGTGGCTTGCGACCATCATGCTCAAGCAAGAATTTGACCTTCTTTGGATCTTCCCATTGAACTGATCCAGCCTTGAACTTGACTTTGCCAATGTTGGTCATGCCTATCTCGTTCTCGAATGGCAAAATTTTGCCAGAGATAAGGCGACGGCCTTCGTCTGCCTGAATGTTGTCAGCGTTAAATGTTAGTCTCATTGACTGTTCCGTTCGGTGAGAGGTCTTCCATTTCCTGAGCTTGCTCAACAGTAATCAAGCCAAGAGAAATCATCTTTTCGATTGCGGTAAGGCGTGTAAGTGTTTCTGCTCGCAAGAATGTTTCGTCTATATTGAAGCGCACATAATTTTGCGAATTAGTCACATCATCCATGCTTAGGCGTGACTCGATTGCGGTAATAAATGGTTGCAAAGACAAGGTTATTAGTTGCTTGCGCTCATCTTGCACATTGGCATAGCTCATGCTGTTATTCTCATCCGCAGACAAGTAATAAGCCGGGATATTGCACAGTCGCGCAATCTGGGTTGTTAAATTCTGAATAAGATCGACATAGCCCATATCTTTGGGGCTAAAGGATGTCGGCATATACTCAAGAGTGCTGGTCAGATAAGCAGTTGCGCCGCGTTGACGAGCTGAACGCCATTGAGCCAATAGTGCTGAAACTTCATTTTCACTTAAATCTGCACCCGTATTTTTTAGCACTCCAGTTGGCATGTTTGTCTGTGCTGCGGTGTAGGCTGCCTTTTGCACATTGTATGCTTGCCAAATCAGTTCAGCACCTGTGTTGAGAATGCCTTCGCTCATACCTTGGAATGTGATTAATGATCCAAGGCCATCCATCGGAACAGTTTTGCCATCAATGTAATACTGAGTTACATAAAAGTTATCTGGATCTGCTTGAACTGTTACGCGCTGTGGTGCTATCCACTCAAATCGAGCAGGTCGCCCATCATCTTCATAAACTTCCAACACTCTCCAATAAGCGACCCCGTTGAACAGTAATGAGTCGATTGTCCACGCTAGAGTAATGGCACGCGGTTGTGAAATACTTGGTTGCTCAAGCCATTTAGGCGAGCCAATTCTTTGATCTGTAGATTTGCGATATAGGTGAAGTGGAATGCTTGCGATTGTTCCGGCAATGAGATTGCGACACCTAACAATCGCCGGAATGCTCATAGCGATTTCACGATCAACTTTTGTAAATACTTGAGGCGTGAAATAACTGAATGAATCAGTCATCAGGGGTGGGGCATATTGAGCCTTAACCTCAGAAGTGATTTTCGGTGCTTGAATGAGGAAGCGATCCCAAAATGCCATAGGTTATAGGATACCACACATATCGGACATTCTACGCAAATATGGCAGGTTTTGACACTGGCTTGACCAATTGATGAACCACCATGGCCAGAGCAATCGCGGCTGAAACATCCCCCGCGGATTTTCTTCTCACGATTCGCCACCCAGCATCAGACAACTTTGCTCCACAGTTGTTCATGCTACTGACTAGCTCGCTCTGGCCAGAGTGCGCTATTCGATTGTTGGTTATTGCTTCGAGGAGATCGCTACACGCTGTGTAAAAGATCTGCCCCGACATGTCCGTCACCTTACAACCTGATTGTTGAAGCCGAGAGGCAATCGAGGCGGTGGCGTACTTGTCGTAACAAACCATAGTAGGCCGGTACTTGTCAAACCAGCCTTTAATATCTGCGGCCATCTTTAGCTCGTCTATGGCCACGTCAGATTCCCATTGATGCATGATGCCTACGCCTATTTTGCCGTCTGGCATGATTTGGCCAGCCACGAGGCTGGCCTTCTTCTTGGTCACAGCGATATCTATGCCAAAGACCGTAGTGCCACCCGGTACAAGCTGTAAATCCTGCACCGTAAGATCCTCGAAGGCTCGATAAGGCCAAGGTGAGCTGATTGCATCCACCCAAAGGCAAAGATGCTCAGTCCGGGCATCCTCGGGCTTAGCGGTCTTGATGTACTCCTCGATTGTCTCTAATTTCGTGGTGTAGCCAATTGCCGGGTTTGCTTGGAGAATCTGCTCGACATCTGTGAGCTTGCAGAATGGTTCGGCTGAATACTCCCACCATCCAAGGCTCTTAGGTGGGTAACTCAAGGCCGTCTCGCGTAATCCGTTAAGGACTTCGCTGAAAGCATCACCGGCATTGGAGCACGTCAATAACACGCCGTTTGTGGCTGTGGTAGTCGGTCTAATAGCCGCCCATGCCTCTCGCGTAATCTCACGAAGCTCATCCACGAAAACAAGGTGCGCGGTTTTGCCACGAACTCCGTCGCGAGTAGCCGCCGCAATCTCATACATCGAGCCATCAAGCAAAGTAACCGATTCTTGGCCGTTCGCATAGCGTATTTGTTTGACCTTGGCCATGAGTTCGTCATTGGCTTCGATCACCGACACAACCTGCCGAAAGGTATCTATAGCCATGTTGCGGTTAGAGCTAAGGCCAATAACCCGGCTCTTACGAGGCTCAGCAAATAGCTCGTAAAGGATCCTCATGCGTGCTAGGTGGGTTTTGCCCTGCTGGCGAGCAATGAGTAGGCCTTGGGTGGTGATTTTGTAATCACCCTTCTTGTCCACGATCATCATGCGCTCTGAAACATATTTCTGCCAAGGCAGTAGCGGATCTGAATACTTCTCAACCCATTCGGCGAACTTTTTGCCCTTGGATGTGCCTTTGATCTTGGGAGTCTCTAGGCGTGGTTTTGTTTTGCCCTTGGCTTTGGCCATTCTCAGCTAGCCCCCGACTGGTCTGAATTGGAATCGGACAAAAAAGGCGAATCCGACAATGATACGGATCGAGTATGTCCGTTTTGCACCGGTTTGAACTGTTTCGCGGAGAGATTCCGTGG